AGAAGGAGCTTGCGGAACTGAAGGCGAAAGCCGTTCAGCCAAAAGCACTGGAACCCGCAGGCAAGCCGCGCCAGGAAAATTTCACCGACGTAGATGAATACGCCAACGCCGTAGCGGAATGGAAAACCGCAGAAACGCTCAAGGAAAAAGAAGAATCAGCCCGCAAGGAAGCCTTCTCTGCCGCGCAGCGCGAAATGCTGACGCAATGGGAAGGACAGGTCGATAAAGCCACCGATAAATATGATGACTTCCACGAAATCGTTGGAGAACTCAAGGCCGGAGTCACGCCATGGGGGGATGCCATCATGCAGTCTGAAAACGGAGCCGACATCGCCTACCACCTTGCGAAGCATGAAAAAGAAGCCGAGCGCATCTTCAAGCTCCCGCCCGCAAAGCAGTTCATCGAAATCGGAAAATTGTCCGCAAAGCTTTCTCTGGCCCCGGAAGCGCCCAAGAAACCCTCGAAAGCACCCGCCCCCATCGCTCCTGTGACTGGAGCGGCAGAGACCGGAGAAGTGAACGTTTCCGACCCCATGCCGTTCGAGAAATACATGAAAGTGGGCGCCAAGATGTTTCGGGGCCGCTAAATCCTAATTCGGAGATTTTATGCCTAACACCAATTTAACCGTCGACTGGATCGGGAACGAGGCGCTTCGTCTTGCACACGAAAAAGCCCAGTTCATCGGGACCATCAACCGGCAGTTTGATTCCTCATTCAAGCCCGGTTACGGCTCCACGATCAGAATCAGGATTCCCACGCAGTACACGCAGTCCACCGGCAGAGTCATCGACGTTCAGGACGGGGTAGAACAGTCCACGAACATCGTCGTTGCAACACAGAACCACGTTGCGATGCGATACAACTCGCAGGAGTTCGCCCAGGACCTTGTTAACTTCCAGAAACTCCATCTCGAACCCGCGATGGCGCAACTGGTGAGTTACATCGACGGTCAAGTGCTTCAGTCGATGACGCAGCAGACCTACAACATCGTCGGCGCTGCCAACACCCCGCTTTCCTCTCTAACCTACACGGGTCTGGCAAGGGCAAGGTTGAATCAGTACCTCGCTCCCAAGGATAACCGTAACATCGTGATCGACTCGGTAACGATGTCGGAAATCATCCCCAACCAGGCGGCCTACTTCGCGCCTCAGAAGGACGTTTCCGAAAGGTATCGGGAGGGCTTCATCCAGAGAACCGCAATGGCGGACTTCTACGAGAACGAGCGTGTCTGGTCAATGGCGAATCCGGCCATGCCCGATAACGCCAATTCGACGTGGATCAGTTCCTACACCATTACGGACGGGGATGTGGACTTGACGGTGAGTTCACTGACTTTCACTCCGGTCGTGGGGCAGACCTTTACCATCGGTCACGCCTCGACCAACGGTGTTTATGCGGTACACCCGGAGACGAAGTCGGTTTACACTCATCTTCAGACCTTTGTGGTGGTGTCTGGGACGGTGAGTACCGCTGGAACGCAATCAACGCTTAATTTCCAGCCGCCCATTCGTCTTACTGGAGCGAGGAAGAACGTCGGACGCTCGAACGGTGATGATCTCATTGTTTCGTCCTTGAGTTCGATGCTGGTGACCTTCAGCGGGGGGGCGGATTCGACCTACGCACAACCCCTGATGTATCACCGCGATGCGTTTACCTTCGCCACCTGTCCTCTGCCTTTGATGGATGACTCCATTCGTTGTGTCGTAAAGACCTACGATGGCATCTCCTTGAGGGTGTGGGAAGCATCCGACATCAGAAACGACGAGAAACTAACCCGGATCGACATTCTGTGGGGCAACTCGGCCATCCGGCCGCAGTGGGCCTGCCGTCTGATCGGAACCGGAGTCTAAGGAAACCTTATGCCAACCTATGAAAGACTCGACTACGGTTCACCCGATGGTTCCCAGTGGGGCGGTGCTTCCACAGACGCGCTGGGATGTTACGGGGTCACTCCGGTTACAAGGTACGACGATGGACGGGTGGCCTCGACTTATCTCACGACCTCGACTTCAGATGGCATCGCAACCACGACCTGGGGATTTATTTCTTCTGCACATATCTCCTCTCTGATTGCAACCGTCTCCTCGATGAGGGCGGCTTTATCGAGATTCGGCGTCATGACTTAAAGTAAGACCCCCGCAGGTAATCCCTGCGGGGGAACTCTTTTAAAAAGGGGAACCATGCCCCGCGTTTCCGCTTGCATATCGGTCCTCAACCAAGCCCAACTGCTGAAGGGCACGATCCAGAGTATCGTCAATCAGACATTCAAGGACTGGGAATGTATCGTCGTTGACGACGGCTCCACCGTCTCGATGAAGCCCGTGGTCGATGAATTCAACGATCCCAGGCTTATCTTCCACCGTTTTGAAGTGAACAAAGGCATTCCCTACGGGGCGAATTGGGCCTATCAAAATTCAAAGGGGGACTACATCCAGACTCTGGGATGTGATGAGATCATTGCTCCAACGAAGTTCGAAGATCAGGTTGCTTATTTGGACTCCCACCCTGAAGTCTCCTGTATCTGGGGAGTACCTGGGAATGGACCTATGGGGCCTGTACCGGAGTGGGAGCAGAACTTAAGGGGCGCTCACAACCGATCAAAAGAGCACTGGATCAAGTGCTTTGTGAACATGGAAGGCATCCCCATTGGGGGAGCCTCTGCGATGTGGAGAAGGTGCCTTTTCGACACCATTGGATATTTCGATGAGAAGTTGGCGGCTTTCTCGGATCACGAATGGTTTTGCAGATTATTTGAAAATTACGAAGGGCGGATTTTACCTTTTCGGTGGATGAACGAAATACCCGGTCATAAGACGATCTGTACTAGAACCGAAAAGAATCATGAGAAATGGGATTGGGAACTCGCTTACGTAAGAGAAAAGCATCCCCTCATCATTCCCAAAACGGATGGATTGATTACTTTAGCCGTACCCGTTCACAATCATGCAAAGTATCTCAAAGAAGCATTGGACTGTGCTTTAAAACAGACCGACCAGAACTTCGAGATCATCATTTGTGATGACGGGTCCACTGACGACCCCGAGTCTGTAGTAAAAACTTATCAAGACCCGAGAATTTCATTCTTCAAGAACGAGAAGAATCTGGGTTGTTGGGACACCATCAACAAGCTTTTAGACAGGGCCAAGGGGGATTTGTTCGTCGTTCTGGCGGCGGACGACAAGACGGAACCGACCTTCCTTGAAAAACTGAGGGCGGAGTTCATCAAGGACCCGTTCCTTGAGTTTGTCTCCACCCAGAACGACTTCATCAACGAGTCCGGGGGTACGGAAATACCCGAGTACTTGAACCCTCTTTTACACATTCCAAAAGCGACGAACAGGACGGTACAGGACTGGTGGAAGACATTCAGACAGGGAAATATCTACTTTGGAATCGGGATGTACCGGACTTCCGCCGTTCGGGAGTTGGGCGGTTGGGAACAGAAGTACGGAGTCATTGCAGATTATCAGATGTATCTCAAGCTTCTTCCGAGATACAACCTGAAAATCGTCGAAGAGCCTCTGATTCATACGAGAGTTCATGGGAAAAACATGAGCATCCTCGACCCCAAGGACAAGCAAAACCTGAGAAGGCAGTATTACGATGCCCAACTGCCTTTCTTCCAACCCCGAGCCAGAGTCATTATTGCGACTCCGTTCTATGAATTAAAAGGCTTTTCTCCCTACATCGCCTCCCTGGTGGAAGTCATACGTCACCTGACTCTCTCTGGAATCGACTGGAGGTTCATGGAGCTTTCGGGAGACTCTTACGTACATAGAGCCAGAAACTCGATGTGCATGCAGTTTCTGGATGATCCGTTTGCCACCGATCTGTTTTTCATAGATTCAGACATGGCCTGGGACCCTCAAGCTTTCATCAATATATTGTTCCGTCCCGAGCCTATTATTGGAGGGACTTACCCAGTAAAAAACAAGTGGGAGCTATGGACTTCAAAACCGATGGTCGTGGACCCGCAGAAAGACCCGCATTTTGTAGGACATAACCTGGACGACGGGTCTTCTCTAATCCAGGCCAATCAACTTGCAGGAGGTTTTTTAAGGATCAAGAGGTCGGTACTTGAGAAGTTCATGAAGTTCTATCCGACCCATCTTTATAGAGACACCAATCCCGATCCCCATTCAAGAATAGACCAGATCGAGTTCTTCACTGCAGGTGTCAATAGAGAGCCGGAAATTCTTCTATTGAAGGAAATCGAAAGAAGGATGTCGGAGTCAAACGGCTCCGGGGTGAAGCTGGACGATCTTAAACCCAAGTTCGAGGAACTGAAGACGGTGAGAGAATTTGTAGGAGAAGATTACGCCTTTTCCAACAGACTGAAGGCGATGGATGTACCCATGTTCATTTATGCCAATGCCACGATCAGTCATTTCGGGGTAAGAGGCTGGACCGGGAACTTCCACGAGACCCTTAAAAACATGGAAGCCGAAGCCAAAGGCATAAAGAAGGAAGAGAGAATTCTACTGAGTCCGGGACTGCTCTAATGCCTGCCGTTTCTACCATGATTATCAATTCGCTGGTGATGACCGGTGAAAAATCCATTGCAGATACTTTAGACACCGACGAGCAGAGATACTATCTCTCTCGAATGAATTCCATGATCGACTCATGGACGAACGAAAGACTTCTCATTCACCAGCTTTCACAGACCTCGTTTGCTCTGACGACTTCCCAAGGCTCTTACACCGTCGGTAACGGGGGTGACTTTAACATGACCCGTCCCACCGATATCGTGGACCCGTGTTTCATAAGGGACAGTGATAACACAGACACCGAGCTTGAAGTCATCGACATGGTGGCTTACGGGAGAATCGTACAGAAGACCGCTGACGGTTCTTACCCGGCTTACATTGCCTACGATCATGGGTTTTCAGCGACTTCTACGGGAACGATAAGACTGTGGCCGGAGCCTGCCGCGAGCTTGACTTTGTTCATAAACACCTTACAGCCTTTGGCGACGTTTTCAACGATGTCGCAGAATCTTCTACTTCCGCCGGGCTATCAGGATGCCATAGAGTCCAACTTTGCAGTGAGGTCGGCTCCGGGATTCATCACCGTTTCTCAAGACTTGAAGGATCACGCAAAATCCGCAAAAGCGGCTATCAAGACGACGAACCTGACAGCTCCCGTCATGCGCCTGGATTACGGGATTACTGGTACGGGTCGTTCAAATATCCTCACGGGTCCGTGATGGATGCAAGCCTGTTACGTGAATTCAACGCGGATGGGCATTATTACACCGCCTACCCCAGTCTCAATCACTGGACGGAGGACTTTGGACACCATCAATACGAAAACAAGCTGAGGTCTTTTACCGACTCCAGGACTCCGACTCATCTCTACCTTCATATTCCGTTCTGCGCGAAGCTCTGTTCCTACTGTATCTGTAATATCGTCATTACCAACAACAGGGAAAAGATTCAGACCTTTTTGGATCACCTGCTTCTAGAAATAGACCTACTAAAGCCTTACCATCCCAACATCAGGGAAATCCATCTTGGGGGGGGCACTCCCTCCCATCTGGATCGCGGTCAGTTCTCTCAACTCTGTTCCAAGCTGAATGAACTGGTTGATGTTTCCACGCTGGACGAGTTTGCAATGGAGATCGACCCTCGAACGGTGAAACCGGGCGATCTTGAGCATTACGCCTCTCATGGCGTCACGCGTATTTCCTTCGGAGTGCAGGACTTCGACCCCAACGTTCAAAAAGCAATCAATCGGGAACAACCTTATGAGATGGTTTCTGCTTTGATGGAGGACCGGCATCTTTTCAAGGGGGTCAATTTCGACCTTCTCTACGGGCTTCCCCTTCAGACTCAATCGACCATTTCCGACACTTTGAACAAGGTCAAGTCTCTGGCGCCCGACCGGATTACGGTATTGAAGTACTGTCACGCCCCTGAGTTAAGAAAACACATGAAGCTCATAAAAGAGGAGGCTTTGCCCCCCAAGAGCGATCTTCAGGAAATGTTCGTTGAAATCACCCATTCCCTGATTGATGAGAAATATGAATGGATCGGACTCGATCATTTCGCCAGAAAGAACGATTCTCTGGCGCAAGCGGCCCAAAGAGGAGGTGTAGGAAGAAACTTCAACGGGTTTACTCCCGGACGGGTAAAGGACCTGATTGGCTTGGGGCCTACCGCAACGGGAGCTTTTGGGACGACCTACTCTCAAGCCCAATACACCCTAAAGCAGTATTACGAGGCCGTCAGGAAGCGGGAGTTTCCCATTCTACGGGGATACAAGCTGACGAAAGACGATGCTATACGGCGCGACGTGATATTCGCCCTCCTGTGCAATCAGCGGGTGGACTTCAACGATATCGGGGCGAGACATGAAATTGACGCCTTTGGATATTTCTCGAAGGAACTGCCCCTGCTGGAATCCGATCTCGCGGTGATGGAGCGCGGGATTTTGAACGTGACCGCTTATGGGAGGGTTTTGCTCAGGAATATCTGCCGACTTTTTGATGTCATGGATTTGGAGAAAAAGCACTTCAGGATCGCTCAACACTCCATGACTTAAATGAAAAAACGTATTCTTCTGGTCAATCCTCCCGATGTCGATGCTTCTTTGTTCGACTGGGATACCGCGAAAAGAGGAAGGGCTAATAATTATCCCGCTTACGGTCTTGGAGTTTTAGCAAGATACCTGATTGATAACGACTATCCCTGCAAAATTCTGAACCTCAACCACGAGTTACTGAAGATCGTCTCGAACTCGACTCAGCCTATCGAATACGACCAGACCTGGCAGATCATTCTCTACGACTGTCTTCAAGAGTTCAAGCCTGATTTGATCGGAGTGACGTGTCTTTTCAGCGTTACTGGGAAGTCTTTGGTCAACGTCTGCAAGACCATCAAGCAGGTCACTGAAGTTCCGTTATGTATTGGCGGGGTTCACGTCACGCATGATGTAGATAACATCATGAAAGAAACGGGTGCGGATTATGCCTTTCTCAACGAGTCGGAGAAAGCCTTTATCGACTTTCTGGAGACCGGAAAACTGACCCAAGTTGTTACCCAGACTGGCAAGTATCTTGAAAAGAACCTGCCGGAGAAGCTGGATGTCATTCCCCCTTTCGAGATGATGGATGTTGAGAATCATTCCATTTACGGTACTTTAGGGAGTTGGTATGGATTCCGCCACGAGGATACACGTATTGCCACGGCCTTATCTAATCGGGGATGCCGGGCACACTGTTCGTTTTGCAACGTCCGTTCATTTAACGGTGAAGGGGTCCGACAGCGCTCTGTTGAGTCGGTACTGGACGAGCTTCAAATCCTCAAAGACCGAGGAATCGGTCACATCATTTGGCTGGACGATGATCTTCTGATGAGAGAAGAAAGGGTAATCGAGCTTTTTAATGGAATGGTTCGTAGAAATCTCGGCATGACCTGGGACGCGACCAATGGAGTCATCGCTGCTTCTTTAAAGGAAGAAGTGGTTCAAGCTGCTGCTGAATCGGGGTGTATTGGATTGGCTTTGGGGATTGAATCCGGAAACCCTGAGATTTTGAGGCGAATCAAGAAGCCCGGAACGCCGCGACATTTTCGCCGTGCCGCTGAGGTGCTGAAAAAGTATCCTCAGATAAACGTCCGGGCGCTTTTAATCATTGGATTTCCCAACGAGACTTTCCGGCAGATTTTAGACACTGTAAATCTGTGCGAGGACATGAATCTCGACTGGCACAACATCGCCATCTTACAGCCGTGGAAAAATACACCTATCTATGACGAGATGGTGGATCAGGGTCTTTTAGGTGAAGAGGGGAAATTGAAGGGAGACGTTTCACCCTATCAATTAGGCCCGTATTCAAGACAGAGAGCAGTAGAACAGGGGCGTACTGAAGGG